ATGCATAAGGGGAAGATGATAGCGCGGGTCTACAGATACCCACACGGTGCCCAGAAAGGCTCATGGGGCTGGTTCCTGCAATGGGGATGTATAGGCAATAGCGGCACTGCGGACAGCATGGAAGACGCGCTGGAGGTGGTTAGGGTTCGTCATGAGAAACGGGATTAGGCGTGGGTGAGTTTCAGTGAGGTCCGCGAATCAATGGAAAGTTAGGATCAAGGCCTAGTTGCTTTCTCAGCCAATCTATTGACTCGGCCCGGTCTTCTGGCGACAACGTACTCGCTTTTGTGATTGAAACAGCGCTCTTATCGTTACGTTCCCATATTTCAGTAAGGTTTGTGGTCAACGCGGTCGGCGATAATCCCATTTTGCCAAGAGCTTCGTAATAGTCATCTTCGGTCAATCCCGCCTCCCCTATATGCTAGCGGGAGATAGGTTACGCGCTTAACGCTTGGTCTGCAACATATGCGGGCATCGTCACCCATTGCTTTGGAACGCCATGATCTTCGCCGTCTTCAAGTTCTGCGGCAAAAACAGAAAGGCCTTGGTGGGCATAAAGGGCGCGGATTACGTTAGGCAAGTCCTCGCGAATCGCGTCCAAATCACGACTGGAGATATGGAGTCCAGGCAAAGCATCGCTACTCGCCACGTACAGCCCGCTCATCGTCTTGTCGATACTGACATCAACAACCTTGGCGATTGGTCGTTCTACAAACATGGTTCAAACCCTTTCTTCGTCAGGACTCTCCCCCCTGACTTCTCCCTGTACCGTATTGGGTATTTCGTTAACGACCCCTTACAGTTTCAAAATATTTTTGTGTTGATAAATGCTTGATTTGCCGTTTACCGACAATAACTATGGGCTGAATGCCGAGGGCTTGCAATATTATCTTGACATGTTTTCTAAGAACCATCGGACGTTTCATTCAATATGTTGAGCCCGTATAGATAATAAATACGCAATGTCCACCACATTTGGTAGATTGACATTTAAATATTTTTACTACCGTTTTCGCGAATCTGAGTGGCTAATTCAGTCAATCGAGTGATCCTACGCCAAAATTGTGACTAGAATATGACGGACATCACGCCCTGACATTACGTAATACCTACCCCTTCCAAGCAGACACGGCACGTCCAGCCCGTCCCCCGTCTTATTCGGCGCGGGTCATACCGTCATAAAATTCAACATGCGGCGGAAACACCCGTTTCGAACGCGACCCTTTCCAATCTTCCCGGTGCAGCACTGAGGGCGATGACCCCAGTTCCGGAAGGCTGGCCGGATCAATCTCAAGCCCTCCGCTCCGCGCATTCTCAGCCATCCAGTGAAGTGAGATATCTGCAAAGCCGCGCTTTTGGTAACCACCTCCGACATCGGCGTGATTGCCCCTGAACACCATCTGGGTGATGCCGTCACGCGGTTCCATCAGGTTCGGCGCGAAGGCGTCGCGGTCTTCATCCAACGATAAGGCATGGAAGGCCCGCTTCACCTTTGGCGACACATGCAGATCGCGGAACAATGACGTCTGCTGCCAGCGCCCGATCGGCAACTGCGCATGGACCGTCTCCCAGATGAACAGCGTGTCGATGTCATAGCCTTGCTTCGCCAGTGTCGACGCAATGCTGCGAGCGTTCGAGCCGCCACGGGAAAACGCGGAAAACGCGATCCGGTCGCCTTCCTGGTACACCGCCTTAAACGCCGCCAGGGAATTGTCGCAAATCTCTTGGCACCCGGCCCCGAACGCCCCGCCCATCAGGTGGCCGAAAAAGCCATTTTCGTCTTCATCCCCCGGCCCGGCAAAATACAGCGACACATGCCCGGCATCCACACAGGCGTTATGAAATAGCAAAACATTGGTCGGCGAAATGTCCGAGCGGCCATTCCAGGTCCCGTCCTCATTGATGACGATCCAGCGCGGCATTAATTCTCTCCTTACAACAAAAAAAGCCCAGCTGTCAGGCCGCGCTCAGTGGGGGTTTGGTCGTTTATTTATGACGAGATCGACGAGAGAGGCGGGGGAATTGACTAGGCGAGCGCCAGGGTCAGCCCGTCGGCGATTTCTTCTCTGCTATAGGGCACCTGACCGTTTTCCATACGGATGATCGCCGCCGTCAGCGCCATGAATTCAGCTGGGCGTCGTACCAGGTCAATGTCTTCGTCCGGGTCGACCGACATGCAACCGGAAACGAACTCAACATAAGATGCGGTTGCGTTCTCGACCGGCGGTGCCCAGCGGTTGACGATCCCGCGCACCGTCTTGAGACCATATTTCCGCTGATAGGTCAGCAGAATTTTGCCGACGGCACGAATGCCGTAAATCGGTTTTTCGAACGTCGTGAATCGCGCCTCCGGGTGATCCTCAAGACCAACCTCACCGACCCACTTGTCGCGCGCGAACTGCGCCTGGTTAAAATCGATATTGCCGGGGTTGAAGTTTCTGATGCCTCTTGACGTCATGACTTACCCCCTCGCGCCGCCGACACTTTTCCGATCACAAAAAACAGAAGGTGTTCAAGGCCGCGCGGCCCCAGATAGGCGACAAAGATAATGACCGCGAACGCAGGCTTGCCAGCCACATCCATATATTCAGCAACCCCCAGCCCGGCTAATCCGATGCACACCGCCGTCACCGATTCCCACACCAGGTCAATCGACCAGAACTGGCGGCGCTTACCCTGAACCTCGCGCACATGCCACAACAGGCGGCCCATAAACGACAGGGCAATGGCCGACAGGCCTTGCCAGAAAGACCCCTGCAGTTCAGGCGGTATCCAACTCTGCATCAGACCACTCCGTATTTCATTAAAATCATGACGGCGAATACCCCCCCCCCTGGCAACGTGTCTTGTTCCATATCTTCCCAATTCTCCCCCGCCGCGATCAGACAGGTGATGCCTTGCGGGGTCGTCAACAGAATGGTCCAGGTGCCGGTCGGGGCGGTCAGGACCTCAAGGACGGAACCGTTCGCCGCAAGCCCCATTGATTTGGGCTGTTCGGAATATTTATGTTTAAGCTGATCCATCAGCGAGCCGCGCTCACCACAGACCGGACCGGAACGCTGCATGATCTGGGCGCTGACCGGCGCGCATAAAAAAACCGCCACAAGGACGGTCAGGACCCCAATATGCACGACTGTCTCCTCTATCCTGTCCGCGCAAACCTGGACCGCAATGCCGCCCGCGCCTGCGCTTTACTGAGCGGCGGTTTTCCTTCCAGTACGCGCAACCGTTTTTCCTGATCGAACAAGGTTTCAAACAACGCCCGCAGGACCGGGTCATGTTTGATGTCCTTATCGAACCGACGGCCCCGGTCGGCATCGGTTTTCCATCGTATAGCACTCATAACTTTCTCCCTATGCCCACTGCAGAACGACGCCGTGCACTTCGATATCCTTGGCATTCAGGGTCTTGATCCGGTATTTCATCGAGGTTCCGGACGGTTGCCCAGAGATCGTCACGTCATCATCCTCGTAAGCTTTAGTGCCGTCGGCCAGTGTTTCCTGCAGGACCAGCGTTGCCGTCGTCCAGGTAGTGCCACCATCGCGGCTGATTTCCGCCGTCAGGTCGGTGTTAACGGTGATGGTTTCATTTTCCTTGACCTGCACATGCACGCGGCCCGTGTCAGGCGCGCTGGCCGCCGTGAAGGCGGTCGACACCAAAGTCATGTTGGCGGGTGCTGACGCTTCGTAGAACTCGACTTCGGCGCAAACGTAATAGCCGCTACCCGTCCCTGAATTTCCCGTGAACTTGACCCGCAAGGCCTCGTAAGGCGTCGCGCTGCCGACTGCGCGGTCGACAACAAGCCCGGTCGCGTCGCCGCTCAGGCCGCCCAGACTGTCGATATCGGTCCAGGTGCCGTCGTTGATATTGGTGCTGTCGTCGGCACCCTGCAGGGTGCAGGTGACGGCGTCGGAATTTCCGACAATGAAGTTTTCCGAACTGGCATAGACCTTCCACGCGGTCACCGTCTTGGCCCCACCCCAGTCCTTGCCGACCTGAGTGACAGTATCAGATGCCGCGCCCTGCGCCGAGTTGGCGTTTGTCTGTGATGTGGTGCCGTCGACCGCCGCCGCGTTGCCGCCACCTCCGGTCATGTCACCGCCAACCGTCCCGCCAGTAATCAATACATCACTCCCCGGCGTTCCAGAATAGAAGTCACCGGCGGCGTCGTAAATTTCGTTGGTACTTGTCGCCGTATCAATATCCGTTTCGTCCATCAACGGATCGGCAATACCGTCGACCATGTTGAGCCGATCCCCGGCATTCTCGGCGATCATCAGGAAGGCCAGGCGCATATCGGTCTCAGACGCCCCACCGACGTTCAGAAGGCTGGACCCGTCGCCGTCCGGCTTGAGAAACCCGGTCAGATGATCTGGTGTGAGGTTGGTGATGATTGCATCAGTGATCGTCGTCGTTGACGTCGCCAAGCTGATCCGCGCCAGCGGTATCTTGCCAGTCGGGATGGCCGGGTCGGACGGGCTGGCCGCTTCCGCACCTGTCGCAACGCCAACCGTTGCCGTGGTTTCATCTATGTAAACGATATCATAACGCGGATTGGTCGAGGGTGCGGTGATCGTCGCCGTATTCTGCGCCACCTTGACGGTCAACGTGTCCGTATCGACGTTATGCAGCCGCCCCGTATCGACCAACGCCGTCATGTCCGGCGTTGCCTGTTCGTGAACGTAAAACCGCCCGGCGGCAAAGGCGTCAATATTCGCCTTATAGTCCGCCGCCGACTGGGTTGTGAAATTGGGTAATGTCATTTATGCCCCCGTGGCCTTGATTGTCGCCGTGCCGCCGACATCGGTTCCGCCTGAATCCCAGACGTAAATATCAACACTGGTTGTTGTTACGTTGTCGTAAGTCGCGTGGCGTGCCGATGCGCTTGATTTGGCCGACACTTCGATGGCGGGCGCGATATGAAATTGGTTATCAAAGGTCACCGTCGTGCCGCTGACGGCAATTGTCTGATCCTTGTGGGTCTCTGACCTTTCCTCAACATCGCAGGTCGTCTGGAACCCGGACACCACCGGCAGTCCGTCCGCTGATGCGATGGTCAGTTTCGGTTTCAGTGTCCTGAAATCCGCCGTGCCGACTGTCCAGTCCTCGAACCCGTCATAGCTGTCGGCAGCGTCCTTAACATCAATCTGGAACTGCGGGTCCGCCGTGCCCGCCGTTTCACCCGGCCCCAGCCCACTCTGGATATCTGACCAGACCCGGACCCCGTCAGCATCAAAACCAAGATCAATCTCTGTGCCTTCATAGGAGCAGGTCGTTACCGGATTAACGACAAACTCATCAAATGTTTCCCAGGCGTCATCAGACGCCAGGTTCTGACTGTCCGGCACGATCACGCCGGTATGATGACGCACCATATTGGTCAGCGTGCCCGCCCAGGCGGTGGCTTCCTCCTGGGCAATCACCACATCGTTAACATTACTCACGGTCAATGTCGTCGTCAGTGCAGTGGCTGAATAATTGCCCGACGTATCCCGCGCCTTAATGCCACATACCCACGTGCCCGGCGGCATGCCCGCCGAGGTGATCTGCGTGCCCCGCGTCACCTCGGTCAGCGGGGTTGCATCGGCCCAGACAAATGGAGCCGCCATATAACGGATATCATTGCCCGCCAGATCGGCATCAGCCACCAGCCCAAATGCAAACACCACCACATTGCCATTCTACTGCGCCGAGAATGTCGTGTGGTCCGCCGGAACCGCCGATTTCCCGACGACGGTGTGACCGGTGACCGTGACCCATTCCGACTTGACACCGAGGCCGTTTATCGCCCGCACCCGCACATCGTAACTGACCGTATCCTCTACCGCCGGGATATAGATTTCCGTGGCGTCCTTGCCGATCAGGCTGGTCTGCCACTCACTGTCCGCAGATTTCTTGTGCTGGATTTCATGCTGCTTAACGAAACTGTCAACCGCCGCCGTCCACGCCGCCTTGATCCTCGAATGCACGGTGCCGTCCCCGGCGACAAACAAGTCCGCCGTGCCGCTGCTCAGTACCAACACCGTCGCCGGATTAACCGTCAGTGCCGGGGCAAGACTGGTATCGGGTGCCGGGTCATGAACCGTCGCGTTGCCCGCCGCCCAGTCGTAGGCGGCGCTTGATTCTTCCTGCAGAACCAGATCGATACCCAGATCACCGCTGAACTTGAAGGCGATGAGCCTGAATTCCTTTTCCGTCCAGCCGAACTGCGGCAGCGTCACCTTGCGCACCTCCAGTACCCGACATTTCAGGGCCTTCAGGTTGCACAGCAGTTCCACCGAAATTCCCTGACGCGATTTTTCAAGATGGATCTTGGCCAGCCGCTGGGCGCGGGTGGCGTCCTGGTTGAACGGAAACTCGATATCACGCGGCATCTGTTCGGCCAGGCGGACGGTATGCGTACCGGTGCCGGTATCGGTGAAATCTATCGCCGTTCCAGCCAGTGCGTTATCCCGACTGGTCGCCAGCTTGAATGTCGTGTCACTGACATAAATGACATGATAGCGGGTCTGCGCTGCTGCCGGAGACGGCAATGTCGTCGTTGTTTCAAGCGTCACCGTAGTGTCCGCGTTCAAACGCCCGCCGGAACCGGAGACAGTCAGAACATCGGTTGCCGTATCGACCGTGAAGGTGTCCGACCAGCCGCCGTCCTGAACTTCGTAATTGATATTGCCAACCGGCGGAAAGTCGGTCGGCTGATAAAACCGCGCAGGATCAACGAAGGTGCCACGCACCAGGTTGAACAGGTTCTGGCGTGGCACCCGAGGCCGCGCCTTGACCGGGCCGCGCAGCCAGGTTGCTTCAATGACTTCGGTTTCCGCCGTCGTCGCCGCCGCCAGCTGCAAATGATGTTTACCCACCGACCAGCTAACGAACCCGGCCCCCGAGGTCAGCATATCCTCGACCACAGAAATATGTGGTTTGTCGAGGCTGACGATGCCGTGGCAATCATAGCGGACCTGACCGTTCTTGGTCAGCGTATGCGTACCGGTGCCCGCATCCGTGAGCGTCAGCGCCGTTCCGGCGAAGGCATTGGCCAGAGTTGTCGCCACCTGGCCGACCGCGTTGGCGGACTGGATATAATAATAATTTGTCGCCGGGGCCAACCCGCCGGGCAAGGTGCCCGTACTCGACACCGTACAGCGATCACCGGTCTTGATGTCGGTTTTTTCATCAGACAGGGTCAGCTGATCCGTTGTCGCATCGGCGGTGAAGGTATCACTAAGGTCGGACACCGTGACAACTTCGTCGGCGACATTTGCGGCGGCGATGATATCGGCGGCGTCGATTTCAGAGTCCGGGATATTCAGGCCGAGCGGGCTTGTCTTATAGTCATTGACCGCCAGCGCCAGATTAGCCGTCCAGGCGGTCGTCGCCGTGCGTGGGTCATAGAGTTTCTTGCCACGAACCACCGCTGCCGGGTTGGGAATGCCGGTCGGGTAGACATCGTCGTCATGCTCAAGGCGCAGATACATATAGGCGATTTCACGCAACCGGTGATCCGTGGTCCACTCCGTCACTTCCGCCACCAGGTCGGAATCCGCCGCCTGATCCGGCGCGCCCAGATGTTTCTTAACGCGCAGTTTGTTAGCGTATTTACCCACCGTCACCACCCCCGATCCATCGATCTGATCGGAGGTGATTTCCGTGTCGTTGAGGATAAAGGACCCCATACTCTCCACTTCATGGCCCGCCACCGGCACCACCATATGCAGGAATTCCTTGCTTGATCCGGTCGAGGTTGCAAACGCCAGCGGGCCGGAAGCCCTCGTTTCTCCATAAATCAGCCGCAAGGGCTCGACCGCCGTGCGCACTACGTGAGTCCGCGCTGTCGCCTCGGCGCTGAAACTCGGCAACGCCCCACCTGATCCCGCAGGTTTGCCGAACAGCGCACCGGACACCGTGTTCAACACCAGACTGCTCAAGGTCGAGGTGACGATGCTGCCGATTACCGATGCAACGGCGGCGGACACCCCGGCTTCGACCAGCGCGGCGGCAATGGCCGCCGATACCGGGTCAGCCGCTGCCGGGGTCGGGTTCAGAACCAGGACCAGACAGACAATCAGAACCAGTTTCATTCGACTTTCCATGCCTTTACACATTTCAGAACGGGCAAACGGACCAGCCCCCTTTCCGGCAACAGGAACCGCGCATTTCTCGGATTCAAATCGACAACGCCAAGCGCGTCACACCCCTCAATCTCCAGACAAACGATATCCCCCCGACCAGCCATTGCCGGCACGACCTCATCCATGCCAAGGTCTTCGGAGATTTTGGCGGTAAGTTCCCTAACACCACCCCCGGCAAACGCGCGAACCCGTTTATAGGCCGACACCCGACCCCGGATATTCGTGCCGGTAAAACACGCTGTCGGGTCAACATCCGTCTGGGCCACCACCGCCCCCGCCGCGAAGTGGCAACAGTTATGGTTTCCCCATGAAAAAGGCCGCTTTTCGGCGGCCTCGAAATATTCTCTTAGCCGTTCCGGCCAGTCCTCACGGCGCATCATTTACGCATCACCTATCCGGCCAGACGATTTCTTTTTCAACCATCTGCTCCATGAATTCGAGGCCCTTGTCATCCGGATAACGCTGCTGCTGCATGGCGTTGTTGAAGCGCATCCCGGAACTTTCCTCCCAGCGAATCAGCCGCGAGTTGGCGACGATGGTGATTTTTGCCGTCGCCCCCGCTTCCGTGTCCATGGTGTCCATCAGCCCGGCGAACAGCAGGACCGGATCAGCAATAATCTGGTAATTGTCATCGTAGACCCCCAGATAGAGATTGCATGGGCGGCCCTGATAATCCTCACTCAGCGCTACCGATACGACGGACGGATCAAGTCCTGAAATTTCGAATTTAAGCTGATAGGCGCGTTGCTCGCTGCCTTCCTCAACCTGCGAAACCCGGCCCAGATGCCCGGTTCCGGTGTAGACGTTGCCGTTGTAGGTTATGTTGTAGGGTGCCGCGACAAAGCGCAAAACCGTTGACGCGAAATCAAAATCCGCAAACACCACGACCCGCACATGCCCAGCATCCGCCGCCGCCTGCACCGCCGCCGTCAGGTCACGCCCCATCAGACACCAACCTTAACCCGCGCCCGTAAACGCTTCGATCGCGGAGATCGAAAAATCAGCAAACGGACCCGGCCTCTGTTGCCAGCCCGCCTGCCTATCATCAACCAGCATCATCTGCGCCATGGCCCCGGTGATCGTGATCGCCGCATTGTCGGCTGGCGACGTGCGGACGGGAGACACAAAATTCAGAGTCGTCGTGCCATCAGCGGCGCTGTCAGCATCCGCTGTCATTATTTTCATCTCGCGGCCACTCGCCGTGTTGTCAAAATGAAAATAGTCCCCGGCTTTCATGATGCCGGTTTGCGACGGCGTAAATCCCTTGATGTTGATCGAGGTCCCCGTCTGACCGGCTCCGTCAACCAGCGGCGTTCCCGTCGCAATCCCCCGTGGGCCGCGCACCTGATAATCCGCATCGCCATAATAGAACCGACCTGCCGGACCCATCAACGAAGCCAGAAACGCCCGCATCACCGCCGCGTCATCCTGATCCAGATCATGATAAGAAAGGTCCAGCCGCCAATGCGCTCCGGGTAACTCGACGGTCTGCACCGTTTTGGACAAAGGACTAATATGCGCCTGGGTGTTGGACACCAGACCAAAGGCCGCCGAATTCGGGACCTTTGACGGAAAAGTCAGGACCGCCATCAGCGCCGCCCCAACGTCCGCGCATAGGCTCCGCCCACATCGGCCAAGTCCTGTATATGGATTTCACTGGCCTTGACCGCTTCGGCGACAATCCCCGCCCGGCGCTGCGCCAGCACCCGGTCGATTTTCTGCTCGACCCCGATCTCTGCGGCGCGCGCATCAATGTTGTTGATCACCGTGACGCCACCCCCCCGACCGCCACCAGACAGAATGTCCTTGGTCTGGTTTGCATTGAATATGCGAGACGGACCCGTCGCTTCCAGTTCCGGCCCCTTCTCGCCGACCAGCCGAAGCCCACCGGAATGATCACCACCCTTGGCAAACGGGGAAACCAGGGCGACCTGCCCGACCGACTCGCTGGCCACATGCGCCGACGTGCCGCCGCCACTACTAAACAGGCTGCTAAACCCGGAGCTCAGCAGCGACGCAAACCCGCCGCCAAGACCACCGCCGCCACTCACTGACTTAACCTGTTGCATCGACCTAAATATGCTCGACAAGGCGCTTAGCGCTACTGACTTCAGACTGTCAAAACTGAATTCTCCACGACGTGCAAAATCTTCCAGCGCGTCAGCACCGACATTCCACATCTCGTTACTTTGTTGCTGCTGGCGCTGCACTTCATCCAGACCAGACGCCAGTTGCTGACTTTTACGAAACGACTCCGACCAGGCATTACCCTGCTCACTGGACAGATCAATGCCTTGACGTTTTGCCTGATTTTCCAGTTCCATCGCCGACGTCACCCGTTCAACCTCCGCAGCACCCTGGCGCGTCGCTGCGATCATCCGGGCGGTCTGGGCATTGGATCGTTCCATTGCCGCCGTTGATTCCTGGATGGCGAAAAACGCCGCGTTCTCGGCTTTGGTGAAGGCTTCCTGCGCGCGCGACGCCGCTTCAATCCCCGCTGCCGTGCCTTCCGGAAACATTTCCTTGGCGATCTTGTCCTGAGCCTTGCCGCTGGTAATGACTGGGGCACCACCGCCGCCAGGCGGGGTGGCGAGCGCTGATCCTGACCCCACCCCACCCGACTGCAACCGTTTATAGGAATCCGCCAGTTCGTTATAGCGACGAGTCAGCAGTTCAAGTTCCGCCGTCGGCTCTTTCAGGTTGAGCTGTTTCAGGGCATCCGGCAACGGCTGCGCATTCAGGTCCTGAATATGCACGGTCAATCCCGCAATCTTTTCCGTCACGGCTTCCATTTCGGCCTGGATACTCGACATCTGTGTCTTATCCAGAACCCCAATAAACTCCAGAAAGGCCCGAGTGCCGTCGATAATCTGCGGCACCATATCGGTAATCTCTTTCGCCAGCGCCGTGATCTGCGGCGCTGCGCTGATCAGCGCCGCCGTGAACCGGACCCCGATCACCTTTTCCATGCGCAGCAACTGGTCATTAGCCGCCTCAGCACCGCGCAACAGGTCTTCATCCAGCACCAGTCCCAGGGCGCGGGCTTCTTCACGCGCCGCCCGCAATCCGACCGTCCCGTTTTTCAGCATGTTGACCATGTCCTTGCCGCCACGGCCACCGAACGCCGCCGCCGACAACGCCATACGGTCGGTCTGGTTGGTCATCTTACCCATCGCATCGAAGATCGCATCGATGGCTTCATCCGTTGTCTTTGCCGACGTCACAATTTTCAACAGAGACGGATCTAGTTTGTTCAATAGCGTCGTCAGTGTGCCGGTCCCGGCTCTGGCCTCACCAATACCTTTGGCCGCCTGTTTGAAGGCTTTGTCCATGGATTCGATCGACACACCGGCCAGTTCAGCCGCGTGCCTGTTTTCCTGCAGAAACGCCGTTGACACCCCCGCCGCATCCGCCGTCTTGGCGATCGCGTCCGCCGCCTCCAGTGAGCGTTTTGTCATCACCACCAGCCCAGTTGCCACCGCCACACCGGCCAGCGGTCCCAACGGGTTCAGCGACTTGGCAAACCGCCCGGCCATGCCGACCGCCTTGCCCATGCCCCGATCGAACTTCGCCATGGCCCGATTCGACTTGGCCGAAAACGAACTGACGGCGCGCGCCGACTTGTCCATATCGGCGACAAAGGCAGGCCCGCCGCCGAACAGATCAACGCCAAGCGCCGCAATGGTTGTTCCCATGATTCAATCCTGTTTTTTGTCTTATGGTTTTGTTTTTTTCAACTGAGAGAAGGCGGCCCTCAAGGATTTGCTCAAGGACTTGCCGTTCTCCCTTGGCCGGTCGCGGTGTGGTATATCCAGACCCGGCATAAAGTCTTCCGGACGGAACGGGGCCTGACCCTTCTTTCGCGGCCCGCTGGCGTTGGCGACGGTCGCCGCCACCACCCCGGCCCCCAAATCCGTGCGGCCCTGACCGAACGGCTCGATCTGGGCGTAAGCCATCCATTCGGACAACTCATGCGAGGTCAGGCGCTGACCCAGCTCGCCAACAGTGTAGCCCAGCTGCGCCGCCAGGCGAAACATGAAACGGCGGTCAGGCCGCCGCCTCAGTTTTTTTCCAGTTCCTCGATATCCTTGGCCCCGAAGCCGTTGAGGCGACAGGCAACGGAGAATACCCGGTCCATTGGACCGGCCCCCTTTTTACCCAAGGCCGCCGCCTGGGCATCCTCGAACATTCGCTTGCCCGCGCCGTCGACGATGACCTGCACACACAACCGGCCCCGGGCGTTTATGACGCCAGAACTCAACTGCAACTGCTCGAAGGCGTCACGTTCTTCTGCCATCATGGAACGAACAAATACATGCCCGCCCCATTCCGGCACCGGAACACGTTCGATGGGTAGGTCGTCACTACCCAGTATCTGTTCAGCCGTCAGCAGGGAACTTGATTTTTTACGTGTCATCATTCCCGCCTTACGACCAAGTGACCAGGCCGGAAATTTCCAGCGTAATCGAGCCCTTAATATCATCGTCTTTGGAACCACCTGGTTTGACCGACAGCACATAGGCGGCAAAACTCAAAACCGTTGCCGGGCTGTCGGTGAGGGTTAGGGTGAAGTTCCTGAGCGTCTTGGCTGTGCGGTCGGCGATCAATCCGGCTTGCACCGTTTCATTCGGGGTCAGGAACACCTCGAATGAAAACTGACCTTCATCGATCAGACCCAGTTTTTTCTGCATTGAAGTACTCGACAAGTCAGAGACATCACGCACGGAGGGCGCGCCGCTTGGCCCATCAAAATCCAGAAGTTCAGCAACTGACGAAAACACTTCCGGCGAAGCACCGTCGCCGCGTTTCAACAGGACGCCCTGTGTGTCCAGTGCATTTGTACTCATATCACGTCTCCTTGTAAGTGATTAGATAATCCACAATGGTTCGATGCTCTTTTGCCTTTGGGTCGTAATTTGAATAAGTATTCAAACGACTGATCGAGGTCACCGCGACGGTTCCCATGGACCCGGAATATCCGTCAATCAGCAGCCGCACCGTGCGCGCCCGCGTCTTCGCCAGAAGAGCCGTACTCTCCCAGTGATCAAGTTGCAGGCGCGCCCGCGCCAATCCGGACGGTCCCGAGAGCGACCGCGACGGAACGTCGCTGACGAGCAGATAGGTAATCGCCGGCACCGACCCCTGCTTCGGACGGGTGCCGGCGGGATAGATACGCCCGGACGCAGGCACCGGGCTTTGCGCCTTAAGCCAGGTCACCAGCCCTTCTTCCAGTTCCATTACCGTCTCCCTATCGTCTCCGCCGCCTGCGGGATTTCAAACCCGATTTCGCGTAAGGCCCGGCCAGTTTAACCGCCGCCCTGACCGTGGCTTTTCCAAGTTGTTTTCCGATCTTGACCACCGCATGTTCCTTGGCCGCATCAAAGGCCGGGCGCAGCCAGGGGTTCGCCGCCATATACCGCGTGCCGAATTCCTGAAACATGCCCCAGTAAGCCTTGCCGACCGTCACCGACACCTGGGGGACTTCACCCCGCCGCGAGGTCTTGCGCACGGTTATGCTGTCGGCCAGATGTTTCTTGCGGCCTTGCTTTTCCGGTCCCCGTGGCGCGGTCGCCTTGGCTTCCTTCTTGATCACTCCGGCCCCGCTTCTCAGAGCCGAGATCATCGCCTTTTCGCCGATTTCCTTCGGCAGTTTCTTGAGCACCCGGGTCAGTTCTACTGCACCATATGTCCGTGCATAACGCCCCCGATAATTACGCGCCATCAGGCGACCGGGGCGCGGGCTAAAATTTCCAGCCCGGCCTGCCGCCCGATTTCGCGCGGCGGGCGGATGATGTCGTAGGTATCACCCGCATAGGCAATCCGCATGTCGGTTGTCACATCAGAACGGTAGCGAATAAAAAACATCACATCCGCTTCCGCCTGCTCGCCACCCCCGGCCATCACTTCGCGCCCGGTCTGGAACCGCACCTCGGCCCACACCGCCGCCAGTTCCGCCCAGCCATCGACCGGCTCACCCATGGCGTCTGTCGACGGCGTCGATTGCTCGATCGAAATCCGCCGATCAAGGCGTCCGGCACGCATCAGAACCCACCATATATCCGGTAAGGCGACAGCAACGCTTTTACCCCCATGGGAATCTGGCTGGTGATTGATCCGACCACCGTTTCTTCACGGTTGTTGTACCAGTCACCAATCATCAGCAACATCGCCTGCAGGATCGGTTTGGGTACGTTCTCGCCATAATCCGATACCGGTGAGTTGGTAACTGCATACCCCGCTGTGAAACGCACCGTCACTGCATTTTTCTGGTTTCTCGCTGACGGCCATGTCTGATTCCAGGCCAGGTGGATTTCGCCCGGTGCCGGGGCCGTGTCGACATCATAGACGCTGGCGGCCAGCGTCTGTGAGACGCCGTCTGAATCAACATAAGAAATCGATCCGACCGAGATCAACGGCGGCAAGGGGATACGGATAGACCCTCTAGCGCTCGGGAAATCGTCTAGTTTATAATCCCATATCTGACTCACCAGGGCGCGCCGCAGGTAGCCGTTTCGCCCCTCAACCCTCTCACGCGCAGCCGTAATAAAAGCATTCAAATCGTCATCATCGGGATGGGTCGCCGGTGATCCCGTCGCATCGAGACGAAGATGACTGCGTACCCTAACCAGAGTCAGTGGTTCACCTGCCGGGGCAGTTACCAGGGCAAGGCTGCTCATTGATATCTCCACTTCAAATGATCCCACGCCCGTCCATCGGCAATTTCCGCCGTCGTCCACTGGCAGTAGGCCAACTCTCTCGCCCATTGCGCCCGGTCAGGCCGGGGCGGGTTGATCGTCAACTCATGCGCCGCCACTGCCCGCGCCATCGAACCCGCATCAACCGCTATCACCGGCACTCCGGCCAGCGCGCCATCAACACCGCTGTTTGAATTGAAAGTCACTACCATTGCGGCATGTTTCAGACATTGCTCCAGCGAGCCCGTCACTTCCGGAATCTCGACGCGCAGACTGCCATTTGGATGCTGGCGATAAACAACCCGAACGTCAGGCGCATTTTCCCCAAACCAAGCCGCCGAGGAATGAACCCAGGCCCTGAAGTCAACCCCAGATAACGCCTGATCACCAGGCAGCTGGCCCATGATTACGATGAATTCACCGGACCCTCTTTTCCGCCAAGGCCGCAGCAGGTCCTTGTGTTTTTGCCATCGATCACGCGGCATATTATTAAGCACAAAATCCGCGCGTCCATTGAGCCCGTTAAATCCGCACGATGTATACTCCGCCCGGTCACCGATATATCCCTGCTCCATGACCAGCACGTCACGCCCCTGATTGGCCTGGCGCTCAATCACCGCGCGGTCACCCACACCCCAGACCACCGCCAGATCGCAATCAGCGGGGTCCGCATCCGGCTCAATCCCGTGTGCCCGCAATCCGTCCGCAAAGGCGGCCAGCCTGGGGGCCGCATAGGCGTGGCGCGGGATAATAGCTACACGCAGGTCCATCTGAAAAAATACTCCGTTTTCGAGGTTGCAATATCCAATCGCTCAACCACACCACCGGCAAGCTGCATCTGGTCGGTCCACCATTCCGCGTCCCGCATGGTCAGATGCAGATCGAGCCCCAGCGACCGGCTTGGAAAGTTGGCAATCTTGAAGATCGTCACGTCGCAGCATTCGGCAATGGCGAGCAATACCGCTGGGACATGGCATTCCGGGATATGCTCCATGACATCTGTGCAGACCCCGACATCGAAACGCCGGTCCCAGACCATGTCCCAGAGCACACCCTGCCGGAACTTATGGCCCCACTGTTCACGAATTTCCGGTTCCAGTGCATTGTCGGCAATATCGAAGGCCCAAGCGTCAAACCCTTCATCGTTCAGGTGACCGAACAAGCGGCCCAGACCGCAGCCAATATCGAGCGCACTGACAAACATTTCCGGGAAAACGTCGCGATTCATATTCCACAAGGCAAGGCTGTGGGACTTGACCCGGTAGACCGGCATATCCCAGACCGCCCTGTATTTTTCCCGCTCGGTTACGGCCAGTTCGCTCAAATCACATCCTCCAGTTTTGCCATTGGAAACGCATCCAGCGCACTTCCCGGCGTACAGTTTAGAACCTCGACACCGGCCCTTTTCAGATCATCAGCGGTCGTATGAAACGCCCGGATGAACTGGTTGTAATCGGACGCCTTGTTCAGGCTACCTGGATGATCACCAAAAAAGTGACGCTGTCCGCCGACACTCAGTTTCATGTCGAAACCAGTCAGTAAAATCCGCGACGCCCCGAACAACACCGCCAGGTTCAGCGCTTGGTAGCCAGAGTTGCTGCCCAGGTGTATCCGTAACGGATCAAGCGACAGGCCCAGTTCGGCCACACTGGGCACCCGGTTGATGCCGTATGTTTCCGCCGCCCTGGCATCCTGTGACCATTTCTGACCGACGAATGCCGAAGCACCGCTGGGACAACCCGGTTGCCACCAGTGATCCCACCAGTCTCCGTCACAGGCGTAGAGTGCATCGGCGAACGGCCCCAGTCTGAAACTGTCGTTAACCACCAGTATCCGACCCTTGCCCTGGCAATACTCAATCTGGTCCTGCGTCAGTGACGGCCCGGAGGCGGCGACAACCGCCGTCTCTCCGGACCATAAACGCGGGACCCCTATTCCTTTCCCAGGTCAAGCTCACCGCCACCTGAACCGGCGGGGGTATTTGCATCAGTCTTGTCAGGGAGGGAAGGCTTCTCACCCGCCGCCTTGGTTTTTGACTTGGTCGCCCAGCCTTCGCCGAGGGCGACTTCAGACGTGCGGTCATCGACATTATACGTTTTACCCGCCTCGAATGTCGTCGGGTGGGTATCATCGCCAACGCAATGCGGGAACGTTTTAACAACCTTGATATTCTTCATTTGCAGGTCCTCGGTTTATCCAAAGGGGGCCGGGTTCCCCCGCCCCCGACTGGTCTGTTGTTGCTCAGATAACAGTGCTGATTCAGTCCGCCGTCGGCATCAGTGACGGATGACCGAGAACGGCAACCACACTCATCGGCGTTGCCCCCGGTGTATTGGCCGCCGTTGCCACCATCCGCACATAACGCTTGGTGCCGATGTAGCCGATCCGGTAAACCGCATCATCTTCCGCCGCAGCATCAATCGTCAGGAATACACCTGTCGACGAATCCGGGGCCGCCGCCGGCGACTGCGCCGATCCGACCAAAGCATCAGCCGCCGTTACAACGTCGGTGAAGGTGGAGTCGTCATCAGACTCCTGAAGCTTGAACGCCCAGCTTGGTTGCGGACTGTTGGCGATGTTGGTCACGGTTCCGATATGGGCGATGAACTCGGCACTACCGAAACCCTTCAGATCAACGCCGTTGGCAGGCGTCACGGTTGTAGTTTTGGAGCCGATGATATGCGACACCGTCTTGATATTGGAATGAAGGTCCCTCATGGGTCACTTCCTTTCTTGGGTTAAAACTTTGTGGAAAAGCAGGGCGACCCCGGAATATCCGGAATCGCCCTGATCAGTCAGGTATGATCAGCCGCCTTATCAGGTCGTCGCGAACTTCATCAGCTTGATGGCGTCAAAGTTCCGCACATCCCCGCCGGTCCGCTTGGTGATGTAGAAGCCGACATAAGGCTTGTTGGTGTACGGGTCACGCAGGACACGGAAACCGATGCGATCAATGATGTAATACCCCCGGCGGAAATTGCCGTAGGCGATCGAATAACTGTCGGACGCGATGTCCGGCATATCTTCGAAGTTGACCACCTGCGTACCCAGCAGTGAGAAGCCAAACGGGCTTTCGCGAAGATCACCGAAGCCAACCAGATAGCGGCCATCCTGATCTTTCAGTTTGCGGACCGTTGCTTCAACAGAGCGGTTCATGGCGAAGATCGCACCCTGCCGATAACCCGGATTCAACTTGCTCATCAACGTGATCAGTGCATCCGGATCGGACGCCTGAATTCCGGACACCGTCGGGAACCCACCCGCAGCCCCTGATGGCGTGTATTGCAACAAACCCCAGTCGCGGCTCGCGTCATCCGTGGTCACCGCCGCCGTCTTGTAGTCAAGAAAACCACGGGGTTTAAGGACGCCGTTCCCGGAAACGAAAGCGGTGTTTTCCGTCCGCACCATTTCTTCTTCGGTATCCTCAACCAGCATACTTTCGACATTAATCATAGCGTCGTCGAGCATTTCCTGAGTGACTTCCGGATAAGCGTACTGCTCATGCACCTCAATGCGCTGCTTGCCCGTTGCCCCGGTTCCCGTGGCTGGGCGTGCTGTGCGTTCACCGACCCATCCACCGGAAGTCCCCTTGGATGTTTTATAGGGCGCTTCCCAGGCCCCGGAACCGATGGTAATCACGCGCGCGTGTTGGCGAACTTCCGAGGTATCGTGAATCCGTTTTTCCAGTTCTGTCGAGATTTCTGCCGGAACATGAACTCCGCCATCCGGATCAGAACCCACCGACAGGGCGTTTCGAAAATCGCTGCTCAGACCATCCGAGATACCGCCATGCCGGATCAGTTGGTCAAAGGCCGCGCGATATTCAGCATAAGCCTGCATGTCCGGCCCCGCCGCCTCGACTTCACGCAACGGAATACCTTGCGCCAGCGAAAAGAACTTCGCCGCATTCTGCACACGCTGATTGTCATTCGCCAATCCACCAGCCGACGTCTTCATCCGCGCAACATCCTTGAGGGCCACATCCATGGCATCGGTCAGGTCGCTGATTTTGGCGTTGATCTTTTCGACCTTTTCCGTGGTCAACGGGTCTTCACCCCCCGCCTCCAACTGCGTCAGCCGGTCATCGTTGGCCGCCTGGAATTCGTTCATGATGGAATTGATCTGTTCGGCAAGGGCCTTTGGATCAGATGTGTCCAGCTTGACTTGAGCCGGGGCCGGACCGTTAAACACGGGAACCCCGGCCAGCATTGTGCTGCCAAGGGCAATTTTCTTCATGATATTGGTTTTCATCGCAAGGTGCTCCTTTTGCTACGATGGATTGCGAAGCCGCTGCAACTCAGCGACAAATTCTTTAGCGCCAGCGTCCTGCGTGGCCTTTTCTCCGTTAGCGTCCTGCATAACGGCGGGGTCTTCGAGTGCGGCCATAGCTACACGCGCCTCTGAACGGGTTAACCCAGCGTCCTGCGTGAGTAACCGTTCCATGTCCCGTCTGGTTGTCGGTGTTGCCTTCGGCCTTTCGGCCTGCATCGCCAACCCGCTCGGAACGTTGTTGAAAATTGATAGATCAAATGCGGCCTTGGCTTCGACCGCACCAGACGTTGAATCCGCGAAACCCAGGTCAACAGCGGCATCCGCCTTCAACCAGGTTTCGGCATCCATCATTGCCCCAACTTCGCTTGCCTCAACCCCGGTGCGCGCCACATATGTATCGCGCAGCGCGCCGTCGATCTGCTCCAGCGTATCGGCAAGGTCCCGGAAGTCGTTACGGTTACCGACAGCCAGTCCCCAGGCGTTGTGGATCATCAGGAATGAATTGGCAGCCATAACAATCTTGTCACCGGCCATGGCGATCAGCGACGCCGCCGACGCCGCCAGACCCGTTACATTAACAACGATCTCTGCGGGATGATTAAGCAGGTCGTTATACATAGCGATGCCATCAAACACGTCACCGCCTGGTGAGTTGATGGAAAGCTCAATCCTTGATGCAGTGATGTTTTTGAGTGTGTTGTGAAAATCCTTGGCCGAAACACCCCAGTACCCGATCTCGTCATAGAGATCGATTTCCACTGTGCTACCTGCCGCCTCAACCCCGAAGGCGCGACCGCTGGCACGATTGAAAAAGGGCCGGTCCTGATGGCCCCGGCCCTGAATTTCTGCAATGCGTTTCGGTTTCATAACGTCTCACTTCCTTCCGTCGGGTTACGGCCATCATCGGGTCGCATATTTACCTCGACAATGTAGTCATCCCCGCCTGGATCAGAGCGTGGGTTCATGTCTTCCAGTTCTCGCCATTCGTTGGCCGTGATGATCCCGGCACGGCGCTGAATGTTCAGGCCTTCATTGCGGCTCTTGAAGTCGCCGCGCAGCAATCCGTTGGCATTGAACTTCACGAAGCGAGACGGGTCGTTGTCCAGCAGATCGCGGTCAATAGCCTGCTCCCAACGAACCAGCCACGGGGCCAGACTGTGAATGACAAAACCCAGTCCCTGGTGCTCGATATTGTTGTTGGTCGATTTTTCAAGATCACCAATCATGTGCGGCGGCACTCTGAATATTCCGGCGATGTCGGAGCGCTGGAACTTGCGAAGCTCCAAGTACTGTGCATCCCTCATGGTGATTGATACCGGTTTGTACTTGGTGCCCGCAGGAAGGATCGCCGTCTTGTGTGCATTCTCGCCACCTTGATGGGTAGATTCAAAATCCCTTTTGAACGATCTTTCCGAATCGTCCGAATTAAAAGACGCGCCCGGCTCCATTTCAATAACACCCAGCAGCTTTGCACCATTGGAAAAAAACCGTGAACCATGTTCCTGCGTGGCAATGGAATCGCCGATGGTTTCACGGTGACATTGGATCGGGCTCATCCCTATCAGTCCGTCATCACCGGGACCCCGCACATGAAACATTTCCTCGCGGTGCAGCGTGGTCTTTTTACCCTGTTCACCGGTCACCTCATAGGTGACCTCCAGCGTCAGCGGATTCTGTTTCGGTGTCACCCGGTCGGGATGCAGCCGGATCAGTTCCAGCAGTCGCCCCCCAACCCCCATCACCTTCAGTGAATATGCGTTGCCGCGCATCAGTAAATCGCGCTGCATCATCTCGATCCACTCGAACTGGGTCTGCCAGTCGTTGGGCCGGGAATGCAGAATTTGAAACAGCGGATCATCGCGCATCGGCAAACGTGATTTTCCGTCTTTCTGATACAGCACCAAGGGCAATTGAGCGACGCTGTCGGCCAGAACCCGGATGCAAGCGTAAACCGCCGCCACCTGTTCAGCGCGTTTGGAGTTGACTGAAACACCGGATTTGGTCGGGCCGCCATTCATCGCCAGTCCGATCGCCTGCGCCAACTCCTCGACCGAGCCAAACTCGGTCAACGAGGCACTCGGTCTGAACAAACCCTCCATCCGCCGCGCCGCTTTTACCAGAAATCCCATGAAGTTCCCTTTATCCGAACATTTGGCCGGAGGTGTATTCGATTACGGTTTCGTCATTTTCAGCCAACATCGCCCGCCCCAGCGCCATGATGAGGGCGACCATCGGGTCAATTTTCTCTGAACTCTTTTCCCGGTCGGGCTTCAGGTTGCCCGCCGGGTCCTGGCGGGTCTTGATGTTCGACGCACACCAGCGAAGAAGTTTGTTCCCACCGTGGGCCAACTGCCCGCCGGGAATCAGTTTCTCGCCCAACTCCTTGGTTGGTGCGGCCATCGACGCATAACCCTGGCCGAACGGCACCATCGTGTGCCCGTCTTCGACCAGCTGGTTTACCAGTTGCGATGAGTTCCAGCGGTCATAGGCGATCTCCTGAATATCAAACCGCTCGGCGATCGCAGTAAACTCCGGGTCCGTCTCTACCAGTTCCGCCACCGTCCCTGGCAATTGAGACAAATTTCGAAAGACGTCCGCGCCGGATATCCGTGCCCGCATCAAATCATAGTCAACAACATTGCCCTCGGTCGCTTCCAGCAACCCTTCATCGCGCCATTGCGGATAAGGGACGCGGTCCCTGTCTGCGCGCGCCTTGATGTTGTCAGCCGGGCACCAGCACCAGACCAAGCATTTCCACGGTTCACCTTCCTCAATCGGCGGGAAGATCAACGCCAGCGCCGTTAAATCTGACTTACTCGACAGGTCCAGCCCGCCATAACATTCCCGGCCCTCAAGTTCCGCTGCGATGACCGCACCGTCACAGTCGTCCCATGACTGCATCGACAGCCACTTCGACGCCTTTTCCGTGCGCACATTCAGGTGCAGGCGCAGAAACGTATTCTTGAACCCAGGCACCACTTGGGCGCGGGCGCATTCCTTTGCGATATACTCGACGCTGATCGTTCGACCCAAACCAGGGTTTGCTTTCAGCCAGGTCTCCGGAGCCGTCCAGTCGTCATCCTTGTCGGCGCAAAACAAGACCGGCAGAAAGTCCGGATCATTAATAATCTGATCACGAACCTTTTCCGCATATTCATGATGCTCGGCCCAGATCGAAAGACCCTCTTCTCCCGCCGTGGTGATCTCGATCTCCAACGGCTGGGTGCGGGACCCGGTCGATGTATGGATAACATCATGCAGATCACGCGACTTGAATTCATGGACCTCGTCGTAAATTGCACAATGAGTGTTAAACCCGTGCTTGGATTTAACAATCGAACTCAAGGGCTTGAACGATGCCCCCATCTTGCCAACGACCAGCGATGTTTTGTAAGCGATCGAGCGCTTGCGCAAGGCATCCGACAGCCCCCTCATTTTAACAGCTTCCGCAAAACAGATCTTCGCCTGGTCTTTATCGTTGGCGACTGAATAGACCTGCGCGCCCGCTTCACCGTCACAGAACGTCATGTAAAGCGCTATGCCTGCAGCGAACGAGGTCTTGCCGTTTTTCCGGCCAATCTCGATAAACACCTGGCGAAACCGCCGCGTTCCATCAGGGCGTTTCCAGCCAAAGATGCAGCGGACGACAGCGCGTTGCCATTCATCCAGATGAAACGGCTGTCCGGCCCATCGACCCGTGGTGTGACGCAAGAACGTCGGAAAGAAGTTGGCCGCTTTTTCCGCCGCCACCTCATCAAAATAATATCCTTCAGGCGCTGTCTCTGCCGCCCAGTCTTCAATGGCCCGTCCAAAAGACTGATAGTCGATCTCGATCTTTGGTAGAACGAATGATGATCCGGGTTCAGCTTTAGTGACGGGTGCTGCCGAAGTATTCATCTTCGCTCAACGTCTCTCCAGGAAGTGCTGGTATTTCCTGCTTGGATGGGTCGCCCGCGTCGGTCCATCCTTCAGTACCCGGCAGTTGCGGGTGCTCAAGCGCCGCAGCCACGCGGGCGCGCGCCGCCGGACTCATACCGAACTCCGCTGCAATCAACCTGAGTTCCTTCAGCGCCTCCTTGGCCATATCGACTTCGGGGCGTTTCTTGATCATGCCGTTGGCTTTGTAGGTCCGCCCATCTTTGCGAATAATCTTCAGGGCATTTCGGTATGCGTCATAACGCTCGCATAAAACACTGAACATCGTCAGGTCGATGTTGGTCAGCAACCCTAGCTGGTCGAGGTCCTTCGCCAGATGCTCCCACAATATTCCGCCGAAATAGCCGACCCAGCCTGGCGCTTTCGGTGCGCCGGAGCGGGCGGGGCTCGGTTCGGATGTCGACAGCTTGCGTTTACCAGGATTCCCGGCCAGCACTTTCGCCGCTGTCGGTTTCGGCCTACGCCCAACCATCAGATAATCCTTCCAATTCTCAATGAGAAAAAAACTTTTTCATTTCGCGGTAACGCACAAAACACTGGGCAACGGTCTACAGATTGCTGAGGTTGTGGGGATTTGACCCCCCTACCCCTTGCGCCGATGGCCGAAGCCGCCGTCTTCCGTTGCAGTTTTAGTGTTGTGGTGTGGCTCGCATAAAGCCTGATGGTTGTCCGGGTCCCAGAACAGTTTCTGATCTCCACGATGTGGCTTGATATGATCAACCACCGTCGCCGCCTCGACTCTGTCTTCCGCTTCACACTTCCTGCACAACGGATGTGCGTTCAGGAATGCGGCACGATACTTCTGCCACCGGCGATCGTATCCTCGCGCCGAAGCACTGCCCCGGTCCCGTTCCTTCTGGCGCTGATCTTCCTTCGCCGTCTCGACATGCCGCTCGCAATGCCGCCCCTCCGTCAGCTGTCCACAGCCCGGATGATTGCACGGTTTCTTCGGGGCGAAGGGCATGGCTGCCTTCTGCAACCAGTGCCGGGCGTTACCCGGCTGGCTGCATCGGTTTCCTCCAGTGCATCAAAAAACCCGCCGCCGGATGTCCGGGGGCGGGTGAAACAGAGTCGTTCAACGATGACAAGAAAACTACTCAATTTCGGTCCAGACGGTCCACCCTTTTTTTTCTTAGTGTCGCTACAATCTCGCCAATCCCCCGATTGAACGCCCTGATAATCGATGTCTTTGACCGCCGCCGCGTATCCAGCCGCGCATACTTTTCAAACGATATATCAAGGGCTTGCGCGAAAACCACACCCCGTTCCGCTGGCCCCAGCCACAGCAGCCAGCCGAGCACTTCAACCATCTGAGAAATTTCTTTCGAGGTCGGGTGAACGGGCCTTAATTTGGTCTCCCAACTGCCCTGATCGTTCAAATCATGGCGAATCGACGGCCAGCCGCCAATCGCGCCCGCCAGGTCCTGCAGTTCTTTCGGACGCGCCGTCCGCTTCAATGTCTGCCCCATCTCGATCAACCGTTCGCGCACCATTGCCGCCGCCCGTCGATCATCACCACCCAGTTCCACCACCATCAGATCACGCCACTCAACCCCGACCAGCGGCTCGCCCGCCGGATAAGCCCGTCGGCTGTCACCGAACTCATTGCCCTCAACAATCACCCGGCGCAGGATCAGACTGATCGAACTGTCACCCATGCGCTGCTCTCCCCGCTTCGGCTTCACGTTCCTGTAGCGCCCGGCGCTTGTCGGTATTCAGCTGCTGCAGCGTCTTGACGACAATCTCAAGCCTGCGCCCGAGAACCCTTTCGATCTCGCCCCGCATGCCGAGGATGATTTCCCGGTAAAACTTCGACGGCACGGCCAGCGTGATGACAGCCAGATCATCCTTCAGCACAATCGCCTTGTCGAAATAGGTCCGCGAACTTTCGCCACAAGTCTCGATCACGTCTTCAAGGTTTTCGTTCCAATGGGCACAAGCGGGGGGTGGCCTCGGGTCACCGCCCCCCGCGTCGTCGCCTCGCGCTCGCGAAGGATTCATACCTGGATTCCCTGGATTCCCGGAATCTCGTTCCGCTTTTGTGGACTGAGATTCCGCATTCGTGGACTGAGATTCCGCTGTGACATTTTTACAATAGGAATCAGGTTCCGCATTAGCATCCCCGGAACCGGAATGAGATTCCGGGGTCGGCTGGGGTTGTTCCGGTCCATATTTGGCAACCATTTGCTCTACGACAATCTTCAATCGGCTCGTCCGGCCTCTCGTTTTGGCGGTATCATCCGGCAACATCACACCGTCATCTTGGAACTTTTTCAGGGCCTGTCTGACTGCTCGATCCGAACACATTGCCATCCCGGCAATGGTCGATTGCGCGCATCGAATACTGGTCCCGTCATGCAGCGCAAAGCTGCCATAACAGGCCAGAATCAGCTTTTCATGGGCGGATAAATTCCGGTTCAGATCCTCGATAATTATGCCACCAAGTTTGAAACTCATAACCCCGCCTCCATATCTTGCCGTGAAATCTCATTACCAAAACACGTCCAGCCCGGCCTGATCTGGCGCTCGAACAGCGCCAAATAGGGACCGTCCGCCAGCCTGCGCGCCGACTCGTAAAACGTCCCGGGTTTCTCCGAATGCTCACCGCGCGGCCACCAGATCACCTGGCGCTCGCCCTTCGATCGGCGCGCCGGGGCGCCCTTGGTGAACAGCCATACATCTTCCGCGCCGCCCCGCGTCCACGCCCCGCCGCTGATCGGAAACCCGTCGCCGTCCTTCGTCGTCTTGACCCAGTCATAGGCCCGTGACGAGTAGGTAAAACCATAAGCCTCACCGACCGCCTGAATGTCGGCGGGCGCAATCCAGCCGACCACCCACAACAGCAAAACACAGTTTTCCGCCGCCAGATCAGCCACCGGCAGCGCCCTAATTTCCTCCAGCGTCAATGTCCCGTACTGCTGGTCCGGGTTGCGGGATTTGCCCTTGTCAGACCAGGACTCAAATTCCCACGGCATGTCCGCCGATATCACCCCATAGCGCTTGCCGTCGGCCACCAACCCCTCCAGATCCTCAACCCGGCAGCCATCCGAAAGCGCCGTATTCGCCGCCACGTACTGATTGGATTTGAACCGGGTCAGATCGGCGCGGGTCAGATCGGGCCTGATCACGCCATCCTGGAGCGCCTTCTCGAACGTCTTATCATCAAACCCCGCCAACGATGCCAACACCGTATAATCGGCGGGCAAAAGCGTCGCATGCGCGGCATTTCGCAAGCGCCCATCCTGTGCAATCGCCATAAACCGCTGCGCCGTTGATCTACTGAACGGCAGCTCGGCATCGACCATCAGCTGAAATTCGCCATGCGCAAGCGCCTCCTTGGCGGCCACCAGATTATCGCCAATCCCGAAAAACCGCTCACGCGCCTCATCGTAATCATCCGAAATCCGCTTCGCCCAATCGGCGCGGGAAAGTGTGGTTATGGCGTCCATGTCAAAATCCGTTGTTAACGCTCCTTTGTTTCAGCCGTCCCATTCGGGCAAGCTGTCCAAAACGTCTTCGGGCATACGTGCCTCTCGGATGTTGATCACCCGACGCGCTGCCGTGATTTTTAATGCTTCTTCTCTTGAGCGGAGCCAGATTGTTTTTTCCCCCGCATAATCAAGAACACCAAAAACAGGAATTTCTTTGTCCATCTCGTTCAGCCTCTATTCGGGGACACGCAAAATCGCGCATCCATTTCGGTCTGTTCCCCAGCATCTATAAAAATGACCGTCTTTATCTGAACGCAAATCCATCACGTCGAGACATTCTGGGCAAAGGCACTCCTTCGGGAGCGGGTGCAGCTTTACTGCGTCTTCAAACAAATCCATAGTTCGCCCTTACCTCGGTCGTTCAGTAGTTCGCTCATAAAAACATTCCCTCCTTACTGTGCGGCTATCAATTGCGTGATAATTTCTTTAACCCGATCAGGGTCAGTCATAGTGTTCGAAGCTGCATCGATGACATACGCGAGGGTCGCGGCCATCTCGGCGTGTGATATGGTTGGGGTTGTTGCTGCGTGTTCGTGGAGTGCAGCAATCATTGCCTCTCCTAACACCTTTACCAAAGTACTGCCTTCAAATGCTGTATCGTTCATTTCGTTTTCCCTCAAAATCGCACAATTACTTCAAAGTCAGTAAGCCAAGTTAGGAGAAATAGAACCCCTCCTAGTCCAAGGCCCTCCGCAAGCCCTTTGCTGAGCAGGTAAACAAATTTTTCCATCGTGTATCCCTTTCGCTCTAAATAGTACGTAAGGCTTCGCGCCCTTCTTTCGTCACGCTGTAACAATTCCGCCAGCCGTCATACCTCTTGCGAAGAAACCCGGCCTCAACAAGTGGGTGCAAATACCCACCCGCCCATCTCTGTGCGCCTTGCGGGTTCTTCCATGCTTTATCGAGCAATTCGTATGCGAATTGTTGGCCGGGCATCTCGCCTCGCTGATCGAGTAGTGAAAGCGCTCTTTTTCTAAGTGGCGTTAAATTCATCAATAAAATCCCTCTATTGCGCGACAGCGGTCAGGTCGGCAGTCCCGGCCCTTACCTTGTCAGCATGTTTCTTTTCAAACGTCGCCTTATCGACCTTCAATACTCGAACAAATTCACGATTGATTGAATCGTCAACGTCATAACCAGCCACTTCCGCGAATGCTTCAAGCGTCATGCCGGTGCCGCCGATCTCTCGTCCAAGTTCTCCAGGTGGTCTTGAATAAACTCGGTCAAGTATCCGGTGAACGACCTCCTTTGGAAGCCCAACAGATTGCCCAAGCTCGATTGCTTCTTCCACTACACGCGCGGCACGTTCATCAACGTGTTCAGCGACTGGACCGAATGTGCTGGTTGCCCACGCGAGAATTTGTGATTGTCGGTTCATGTGTAAGTTTCCCTGGTTATTGAGTTGGCCGATCTTGGCCGTCGGTGTTTCGGTCAATGCGCTCAACGGCGGCAATTGCCAACGCAGCAACTTGAATAAGTCGCCGTCGAGATTTTGCCCACGCAAGCCCATCAGCCATTTGGTCAGACCAAGACGCATAATTTTTTATCCACCGGATAAAATCTTTTGAGCTGTGCTTGTCATCGTGACTAGGGCCGCCCCATTTTTCATCTTGCCGTTGGCGTTCAGACGCCACTTCTGATAAAACGCTGATCTCTTTTCTCCTTTCAAATCCTCGTTATCGAACCGCAAGATGGGTTTTGGCTATCGCCCGGATATTTTCCTGTGCAGCATTGATAGCGTCCCACGAATCATCAACGGCTGAATATCCATCATCATTCTTGACGGCGCGGGCGATGCCCTCGTTGAGGGTGGATATTTCCGTTAACAGGTCGTCGGAGAAGAAAAATTGTTCAACTGCGACTCGACGGTTTAATTCGTGCTTACCCTCAAAGTACCCCTCCTCAAGCTTCTTCTTTTGGACGTCAGGAATATCGGCCCCCTTTGTGTAAGTGTCCAAAATATGGTTTGGATACCGCTTCATATTATGTAGCGCCTCCAAAATCGCGCCGTAAGCCTCGGCCCGTTTTTCCCATAACCTCTCCGACACAAACCGCTTGCGGGCAAAATGAAGGGTGATCACGGAGGCTGTGAACGCTGTTATCAACGCTACGAATAATTGGTATACGTATTCCATTGTTAAGACTCCTGATTAGATTTCGTCTTTCATAATTTTCTCATGCTGCAACCGTATCCGCAGCGCTTCCTCATCCACCGGGTCTTCCGGCTTGTCGTATTCGGCCTTCGCCGCTTCTTCCTTGGCGTCGATCCGTTCCCATGAGCGATACAGTGTGGCCCTACTGACACCGAACATTCGGGCGACTTCCTCATGTAAAAGCGACGGGTCATTCTCAAGAACCAGTTTCGCTTTCTTGGCCTTCTCGTCCGTCAGTTTCGGTTTGCGACCGCCGCGTCTGCCTTGTTTCCTGGCGGCTTCCAGACCGGCTTTTGTGCGCTCTGAAATCAGGTCGCGCTCGAACTGTGCGAAGGCCCCGAAGATATGAAAAAACAGCTTCCCGTATGACGATGTGGTATCAATGCTTTCCGTCAAACTGCGGAATCCGATGGCGTGTTCCTCCAGAAACTCGATGATCTTGATTAACTCTTTCAGCGACCGACCCAAGCGATCCAGCTTCCAGACCACCAAGACATCACCCTGTCGGAGTGACTTGAGGCAATGCCCCAACTCTTCGCGATTGGCCTTTACGCCCGACACAAATTCTTTGTGAATCCACTGCGGCTCACATCCGGCTTTAATCAGCGCATCTACCTGTAAATCAAGTTTCTGGTCATATGTTGAGACCCTGGCATATCCGATAAGCATGGCATTCTCCCTAATTTTGAAGGGAGAGAGTGTACCAGAAATGTCTCGTCTCATCACGGTGCGAAACCCCGAATGAGTTTCGGACGAATTGCGGACATTAGAAACGTTCATAATAATTCCAATAACTTAGCTTTTTGCGGTTTTGTCGTTCCGCGTTCAAAATGGTATCTGCCCTCGGCTGGCGTCTCATTCTGTGTCCGTCTCACTTGCTGTTTCTTCGAGGGACCTAAGTTTTTGGAGAATTTTCACCAACTCGTTGCCCCGTTCGTTCCGCCCTTTGAGCAGCCGAGATATTGTATCGACAGACATTTGTGCAGCGTGTTGTGCTGTCAACAAGTCAGGCAACCCAGCCTTGATGCCGTCATATTCGGCTTGTAGACGGGCAATCATTTCTGCCCGATCTTGCGTGGGTTGATCAGTCATCGTCTTTCCCTTCACAAACGGACGAGGCTGATCCCATGTTGTGCGCCATCGCCTCTACCAATTGCGCCAAAGATTCAAATTGTTCGGGTGAAACCGCCCGCTCGAAAGTCATGCCAATTTCCAGCTTTAAAAACTCGACAGGATGCCAGCGGTAGGAATCAACCAGCATATTCACAAGGTCGCGCCTCAGTTCGTCCTGACTTTCGCCGCCCGCAGCTACCAGATTATTCTCAGTCCAGGCTCTGAGCTTTGAATCATCATCAAAATAGACCTCGCAAAGCGAGAAATACCGCTCACCGTTTTGTTCGGTCCAAACAGGTTGATAGCGCCAAGTCATGGGCTCGGCTCCTCACTGTCTCGCGTAGGGGACGGTTCTGGGATCTGATCTCCAATACAGACGAAATGCGTCTCTGGAAATGGCTCGGCCACCCCAAATACAAACACCTTGCCGTTGCCGATAACTTCCACTGGCTGCGGTTGCTCGTCGTCATCATATGCCCAATAAAATCCACTTTTTCTCATGACATCACCACTCCAATGACGATGCCAAAAACAGTAAACACCATCGCGCAGATCGGGAGGGCGACACACCAGCGCCAGCCAGTGACCAGATATGTGGTGTATTCACGTTGCATCAGCCTTGCTCCTGTTCAGGTGTTCGTGTAGGGGACGATTGCTTATGGGCCTCACAGGCTGCGGCCATGCGCTCGTATACCTCAAAGCGGATATTGGCTTCTTCGCTGAACAGCCGCACCGGCAGGCCCCGCCCTTCCGCATGCCTGATTTCATTTGCCGTTGATGACCCGATGTAGGGTTTGCCATCTACGTCTGCATCAATGACGAATATCCCATTTGAAAGGTTGATCTTGTGGAGGTGCAGGGCATCCATCGCAGTGGCGCAACCCTCGTGTTCCGCTAGATGATCGGGGATGTCCTCTACCGAATACCACCAGGGCAGCAAGTGCAGGTCCATTGCGATAGCGCCCTCGTCTCGCTCCAGTATCCAGGCGACGACAGCCATGATGTCGCAAAACCGCGACGAACCGCAGAGCGTGATTACTTTAGGCCGGGTCATAGGTGGCCTCGAAAATGTCGATCTTGCAGGGGTAGATTTCACCCTGAACGCCTGTAATCAGCATATCTTTAGGCGTCATGTTGTGCGTCCCTTCCAGCGTAGGGATTAGGTAGCACTCGTCATTTTCGTGCGTGATTGG